GCCTTTACCTCACCGTCCAAGATCGTCAGCGAGCCATCCGGTAGCCGCCCGAGATTGTCCGTACCGGCGTCGCTCCAATCCAGTCCCTCCTTTGCGAGAAGCGACTGCATGGCCTCGACGTCGCGCTGAGTGATGCCCCGCGTCTCGACCTTCGGGAGGATTTCGACGCGAACGCCGCCGTGGTTGGCGGTAGCGATCGGCTTGAGCACCAGCGGAGACGCATGCCGCGGCAGGATTTCGCCCTGGCCGACGCGCACGACCTTGTCACCGGCGTCCAGAATGACGCTCGATGCGCCACCGGAAAGCGGTTTAAGGGACGTAATGCCGTTGTCGCGAATGAACCTATCGATCGACGCGAATGCGCCCGGCTCGGCTTTCAACACGCTCTGCGCGATCGGGTCGGGTTCTAGTTGTCCCTCCATCCCCTTGATGTTGGAAGCGCGAGTTGCCGCGCGGAGGGCTGGAACGAGACTAACAGGTCCCGCCTGTCTCGGCGTGATCAGGGCAGCAGTCTCCCCAGTCACCTCGGCGTCGGTCACGTCTTCTTGAACGACCGTGGCCTCCCGCGCCGCGGCCTCCCGCGCCGCCAAGATGTTCAACAGTAACCAGCCTTGGTCGCTGATCGCTGCCTGCTCGTTAATGTCAGGCGCACCCGGCTGCACAGTCTCCCAGCTTGGGTTGGCCTTGCCACCAGAAAGAACACCAGCAACTGCGCCGGGACCAGCACCAAGAATGCCTTCCTCGAACATCGCCTGTCCGACGCTGGTTTCAGGAACCGCGCCGTAAGTCCGCTCCGACGCCAAGTTCTGTGCAATAGCCGGGACAGCACCTTCAGTTGCTTCTACGCCGAAGCCAGCACCAGCGCCAAAAACACCGCCAGTAATCCTGCCTAAACCAGTCTTTGCACCGGTCCCGGCTAATGCCCGACCGATAAGCGTCTCAGGAGCAAACCGGCCCAAGACCGCGCCAGCACCGAACGAAAGCACGTCGCTCAGACCAATTGCCTTATCGACCAGCGCCTGCCGCACCTCAGACGGTGCCATGCCTTGATCGACAAACTCCTTGGCTGCCGGGTTCGACAGCACCTCTTCGTCCGTAAGGTTGGCAAACGTAGCGATGATCGGCGTCATGGCTTCGCCAGTCGTCATCGCACCGCCGTATGCTATAGCGGCAGGTATGCCACCAAAGTACGCAAAAACGGCTTGCCCAACCAGTGTAGGCGCGTTCAACCACTGCTTGGTCCAGAACCTCCCCCATGAGAGGTTGTCCATTGTCAGCGGTTCATTGACGTACTGCTGGTTCCACAGAGGCGTTTCACCGATTGCCTCTTCGGAATACCGCCCTTCAGCTTCGCTGGCCCGCTGAAAGAACGTGCGCATTCCCTCGTCGCCCATCCGGTTGGACAGGGCGTAGCCAAAACCAGACATCATCTGGAGGGCATTGTGCACGCCAGCTTCAGCCGTACCCCAAAACGGGCTGGTAGTCTTAGGCTCAAGACCGGGTTCAACCCAACCCAAACTGTGCCGCAGTTCAACCCAACCCAAACTGTGCCGCATCCCCATGATATCACTCCGAAGTGATTATTCCTGCGTTATAGCCACTAATGGCTTACTATTCCTCAAGAAGTGGTATCGGGTTGAACTCACCAGCACCGTGGTAATACAGCGGGTTAGTCGACTGCGCCCGCTCGACCTCGCGGCGCTGCACTTCTTTCGCCGTGTCGGAAAGCCATTGGCTCGGAAGAAACTGGTCAATTTCGTTCATTCGCTGCTGATCCTTGATGGCACGCTCGCCTCTGGCCATGGCGTCGGTAAAGCCCTCGTATGAACGTGCAGCCCTGTCTAGCGTGCCCTGCCATTTCTCATCGAACCACTGGTTGGCCAACCCTTGCCGAACGGCGTCAAGCGCCACGAAGCTGGTTTCGGGCATGTAGAACGGCGGCTCCTTCGGGTTGATCAGGTTTTCCACTTTGACAATGCCAGCGGGCATGTTTTCGCTAGGCTTCACACGAGTAGCCTTAAACAAACTCTCGTCATACATTTTGCCGCTGGCAACAAACAACAGCACATCATGAGCGTTCTGCAAAGCCGTTTCTGGCGACATTCCCATGTTACGGTTTTCAGGTATGTTCATCATAGCCATAGCAGTGTCCTTGACCAGACCAGCCGCGCCACCGCCATATCTCGTAATGTACTCCGCTGCCTCCCTCACTTCTGGTTCTGCGTTCTCAAACCCGGCAGTAAATTCTCCCGGCTCCATGTCGCTGCCGACGTAAGTATCATACGCCGCGTCAATAGCGACCTTTGCCTCCATCTGTTGGTCAGGTGTAAGGAGCGGCGCACGGCTGCCAAGCTTTTCGTTCCATTCTTTAGCGCGAGTGTTATAGTTGTCGTAAGCAGTTCCAACAGCGGCGTAGTGTTCCTGTGACAACGCCGCTGCTTCATTAAGCGGGCGCGTCAATATCCGAGCCTCAATCGGTGTGCCACCAGTCACATCAGTTGGCTTGGCAGTCGAATCCCAGCCCGGATCCGGAAGCGGCTGGTCAGGCTCGTACCTCTCCACTTCCTTAGGAATAGCACCGATCATTCTGTCACGGACATCGGCACTAATATATCCAGCCTCCGCTTCCTTGATCTGTGTGACCCGCGCATTATGCGCGTCGATCATGGCGCGCATAGTGTCGGCGGCACGCTTGCCGCTTTCCGAAGTCACATCAACCCCGCCAATGAAGGCACCGTACTTTGTCGGCGCAATGAACTCGTCTGGCGGCTCCTTGACGTAATTGGCAAAGAACTTATTGTATGCCTCTTGGGCTGCAATATCCTGCAACGTCGGAAGCGTCTCGATGTAGTCGTTGTACCGTTCCCAGTCCTGCTTCCATATTTCAGTGATAATAGCAGCGTCTTCCTTGGGGATGTTCACAATTAAGTCTTCGAACTCTTGCCTTGACATGGGGGGCGGCACTGCGTCCGGCTTCGGACGGATCGTCACGGATCGTGGTTGCGGCGTAGCAGTCGTCGGCACCGGGGCATTAGGATCAGCCGATGCCACCTGTATGCCTTCCTCTCCCTCCAGCGAACCAGCCGGTATCGCACCCTCGTCCTCTGGAGCCGGAATAGCGTCGGCCCCCGGCCTCTCCGGTATAGCACCGGACCTTTCACGGTAAAGCTCTAACGAGCCGGACAGCGTGCTCGGCGCATCTTCTGGCTTGATGAACTTGGCTTCCACCAGCTTGTCGAACTGGTCAGGGGTAATCCCCATGATACCAGACACGATTTCCTTGGCGTCAAGATCGACCTGTACCTCCGTCTGGCCGTCCTCGGTCGTGGTGACGACGTTGTACGTACCATTGGGGTTCTGGTTGATGGTCATCACCTCGCCGTCAGGGATCAGCGAGTAGGCTTCCGCGAACTTCTCGAAACCCTCGGTGAAGTTGCCATCCCCAATGTCGAGCTTGGCTAGCTCCGTCAGGTCGTTGAACATCTTCTTGTAAAGCTGGTAGATTCCGAACGCCGCCCCTACGGGGTCCTTGCCCTTTCGGATGTTCCAGTTCCAGATGGTAGACAGGACCCGCAACGTCTTCTGGTCCTGTGAAATGCCGGGGAACCGCTTCTCGATAGCGTTTTCTATACGCTCCACCAAGGTGATATCAGCGTGGCCGACACCCGCGTCCATGGCAGTGGCACCGGCATCGCCGTCGCCAGTGTCAATGGCTCCGCCTCCCCCTGCCCCGAATACTTTCCGCCCGAAGTAAAGTATGCGCGGGAGCATGCTGCGGTCGAGTGGCGCGTCAATCGATGCGAACACCTCACCATCATAGCCAGCCGCAGACACTCGGTCAGTATGGCCCGACCGCTGCGGGAGCGGGTCGAAGCCCATCGCGTTGATTTCTTCGGGCACCGCTGGTTCAAGTGATACCGGCTCAACGCCTTTTAACTCCGGAGTGACAATTTCCGGCACTTCGGAACCAGCCAGCGTGATACCGGCATCAGTCAGCAAGTCGTCCTTGCCGGTTACGTCGTACTCCGAGGCGTCGCCGGGGCCTGTCAGCGCGTCTACGTCCTTACCTTCGGCAACAAGGTAGTCGTTAGCGGCATCGCCTTCGGGACCAAGGTAATCGTTAGCGGCATCGCCTTGCGGGATTGCCCGGTCCTTCTGCCACTGCAAATAATCAGCGTCAGTGTTTCCGAAACTGTCTTCCAGCATAGCGTCCACAGTCGCGTTGCCTGTAGAAGAAACAGGCTCCACGTTCGCCGCAAGCTCAGCCACTTGCCCTGACACACCAATGGGACGAGCACCCTTCAGTCCAGCCCACCTTCCAATCCCGTTATCTGCTGCACCGTGAAACGGCGTCCACCCCCCACGGGCTGCTTCATCGAGCGCAAAGTCTATCTGCTTGTACACTGTAGACTTATCACGGGGATCACCGTGACCAGCCTTCATGAACACATTACCCAGACCGCCACCCATGTAAAGCTGGTACGGCCCATAAGACGCTTCCCTGCCACCCTCAGTGTAGCTACCACTCAAGTTAGACTGCCACACCCCCTCTTTAAGTCCTTCTGCCCGCGCTACTCTAAGGGCAATGTTGGGATCAATGCCACGAGCGTTCGCCGCTGTCGTTATGTAGGATGTGAGATTGGCGACCTCATCGCCAGTCAATCCACCGCTTGACATAGACATACGCCCAGCACCACCAGTCGGCGGGGCGCGATCCACGTCGAACGGAGCCAGCGGGTTGCCAGTTTCAGCGTACCCCACCAAGGCGTCCTCTTCGCGGCCCTGCGCCCCCATCAGCCAGTCACGGTAATTGCGCTGACTGTCGGCTTCCATCCGCCGAATGTCCAGCGCCTCGTCGCCCTGCAATCGCCCAGCAACAGCGTCGTAGGCCGCAACGAAGTCACGAATTTCTTGGGCAAACCCCACAGCAGCCTCCTATGCCACAAGTTTCAGCATGACCGGGCCGCGCCCGCCGTTTGTAATATACTGCCTCGCATACACTACAACATCAGCACCCGACTGTTCCATGCGTCCCACAAGCACGTTGCACGGAGAACAAAGCAAACCACGTACTTGGTTAGTGGTATGATCGTGGTCCACACACCACCACTTCAATGACCTGCCGTGCAAACCTAATGGTTTGTCACAACGACAAACAGCGCAACACCCGCCTTGCTTCTCAAGAAGCTGATAGTAATCATTTATGCTAATTCCATATTTCCAGTTCAGCCAGACATTCCGTGCCTTGTCTGGGTTGTTTTCTTTCCACTTCTTCGCCGACGCACGGGCAGCTATTTTGCTAGCTGCTTTAGCACGGTACGCAACATTGTAATCCCGTTTCGCGGCGTCGGTAGGCATTTGTCACTCCGGAGTTAGATTATCGGCATACGCTGCGACTGGGGTGGCTGAAGTTGGGGCGGACCTTGGAAACCCATCACCTCTTCCGGTATCGCCGCTTCGACCGATGCTGGAGCCACCCTGTCCACCATCTTCTGAAGCTTGTCGGTGCCGTAGAAGCGAACTGCCTGTTCGGGGAATATGAACTCCCCGGTGTCCACCTTAGCGGTCACGTCATCCGGGATAGCACCCGCAGATGGGGACATGTCTGGCGTCACCTCGCCACCTTCCGCGAAGCCGGGTATGAACTTCTGAACGAACGGAGCAACCGCGCCGACGATACCGCCGATACCGGAACTGCTGGCGGCGTCGATCTTCTGCTGCTCCAGTTCGGCTGTCGCCTCCTTGTTGAGCGTGTCCGCCCATGTAGCGATGCTCTCGTTCATAGTCCGCATGAAGTCGTTGGGGCTTGACCTGAGTTTCAGCCCTTGATCGGAAGTCGCCAACTGCCCACCCATCGCACCCTGACCGGACTGCAACGCACCAGACTGCTGCTCCAGTTCCAGCGCCGGGTAGGTGCGACCAATGTCCACCATACCCTTGCGCATTCCCATCACGTTGGCGTTCAGCCCCAGCGCCTGCACCTCGCGGTTCAGTGCGTCTTGGAACATTTTGCGGGAAGTCTCGTCAACACTCAACCCCATCTCGGTGCCAGCCGCCGCCTTGGCAGCCGCCTCGGCGGTACGCACCCCGTAGTCCAGCCCGGCGTAGCGTGTGGCAGCGGGGTTGATGCCACGGCTTTCGAGCGTCATCAGGGCATTCTCGCGCATCTTCTCGAAGTTCTGGCCAACGGACGACTGCGCCCGCCCGACCATGAAGTCCTTGTTGGCCTCGCCGCCGTAATCCCGCGCCTCCTGCTTGAGCCGGGCGACCTCGCTGGCGAAATCGTCAACCTTCCCTTGGTAGCCCTCGATCTGCCCCATGTACTTGTCTTCGTATGGGACATAAACGTCGCGGTATCGCTGCCCTGTCTCTTCAGCATTGGCAATCTGGTCGTTCATCAGTTCCTTCATGTTCCTGATGATCGGCCTGTTGCGCCGCCAGTTCCTGCGGTTCTGCCTACGCGCCCACCTAGCGTTTTGGTTCAGAAGCTGCCAAGCACGGTTGGAGAGCCGTTCGCTCTGGCGCTTCGGACCCTTGAAGTTGAAGTTAGCCATGGTGCCTACCGATTTTGGGGGACATGCTGTATTACACTACCAGCGATAGAAAGTCAATATCACTCCGGAGTTATTACTAATGGCTCTGGTTCAAGTTTTGCCTCCGGCTCCGGCGCGACGTCGGCCGCCTTGGCCTCGAGTTCTACGACGGATGCGGTTAAGGATTCTGCCTTCGTCTCAACAGCGTCGAGCCGCGCCTTGAGCGCGTCGAGTTCGGCACGAATGGGACCGGGCGGTGGCAAAGGTTCCGGCTCGGCGCGTTTGGCGTAGTAGTCGTTGAACGTGAGACCTTCGCGAAGCGTGATAACCCCATCCTCTGGATGGTCTGGGCGGTGCCAGCGGCCATCTTCCCGCTGAACCCATTCATCAAGGAGCCCGGCAAGCGCGGCCATCAGAGCACCTGATACATGAAAATGCCGGCCCCGTTTGTGTTGGCCGTTGACCCGGATCGCCAGGTAAATGTCGCACGATTATTTGCTGCGTCGGCTCCTACTATGACACCAGTATATGCAGCCGAACCCGCCGCTGTGTTCATCGCCCCTGCACCTTGACAGTCACCCGTTGCGATGAAGTTTGACGCTATAGGCAAGCTTACCCCCATGACTGTACCTGTGCCAGCCGCCGCCGTCGCGTTCGCATCCCAAGTAATAGAGACGATCACACGATCTCCAATCCTGACATACGGTGTTGTGTAGGCCGTGCTCGCGTCAAGGTTCGTCGTGTTCGTCAGCGTCGGGGTATAGGTGCCGGTCGGGGTCGTCTGTGCGAGGATGGTTTGCCACGCAGACGACACGCCGGCTGCCGGGACGTAGACCAAGCAAATAACGTTGTCGGAGGCGTCCTGAATGAACAGAGCACGATCGTTCGCCGCAGTCGTGATGTCCGCGCCCCCCGGTAGAATCAACGTCGTTGCGTTGTGCGTCAACGTCAACGCGCCATCGAAAATCACCCACGCAAACCGGCCGTCCTTCGCCGTCGCGAAGTCGATGTCAGTGATCGTCGTCGTGCCGGTGATGTGGAAGAACCCGCCCTCGCCGAGCGCCACAGTGCCCGCAGACGCGACATTCGACCCCTTCTCCCACAGCGCCGCCAGTGCGTCTGAGGTCGCGGGCTTGACTGCATCGGTGCCAGTCAGAACATCAGTAGTGCTGGCTACAACCGGGGCAGTCAATGCCCGCCCATCGGCACGGATGTAGCCTGCCACATATACGTTGTCGCTATTATCCTGCACAACAAGTGCATGGTCACCAGCAGCCGTGGTGATATTTGCGCCGCTCGGTAGAACCAAAGTGGTAGCGTTATGTGTAAGCGTGAGCACATCGGCAAAGCGCAGCCACGCATACCGCCCATTCTTAGGGGTAGCGAAGTCAATATCGGTGATGGTCGCGGTGCCAGTAATGACGAAGTAGCCACCTTCGCCCAGCGAAATCGTAGCAGCGCTGGCAACGTCAGCACCCTTTTCCCATAGTGCAGCTAGTGCGTCTGAGGTCGCGGGCTTGACTGCATCGGTGCCAGTCAGAACATCAGTAGTGCTGGCTACAACCGGGGCAGTCAATGCCCGCCCATCGGCACGGATGTAGCCTGCCACATATACGTTGTCGCTATTATCCTGCACAACAAGTGCATGGTCACCAGCAGCCGTGGTGATATTTGCGCCGCTCGGTAGAACCAAAGTGGTAGCGTTATGTGTAAGCGTGAGCACATCGGCAAAGCGCAGCCACGCATACCGCCCATTCTTAGGGGTAGCGAAGTCAATATCGGTGATGGTCGCGGTGCCAGTAATGACGAAGTAGCCACCTTCGCCCAGCGAAATCGTAGCAGCGCTGGCAACGTCAGCACCCTTTTCCCATAGTGCAGCTAGTGCATCAGGGGTGACTGCCTTGTTAGTCTCGACACCATTCAGAACTTCAGTAGTTGATGCCGCCGCCATTGGTGGACTGATAACGATGCCGTCAATCTCACTCTGGAGTGATATTAACTCCCTGAGAATTGGATCAATCGCGTCATGAAATTCTTCATGCCGTATTGACCGGCCAATATCGTGGCCGCGCATTCCAGCCAATTGTTCAACATTAACCTTCAACGCCAGCACAGCCTCATGAATGCTGGTCAGCGTCGGTTGCGGGTAGGGAATGGCCCTTAGTTTGGGGTCTTGTGTCATGACGTTTCCCTACTACGCAGCATCCAGTTCCTTCACCGTAGTAGCGAACTGAACACTCAAAATACGGTAGGTGCTTTCAATTTCAAATCTGATATAGTCGTACTTCCCGCCAGAAGGAAGCCTCCAGAAGGAAGCCTTATCAACTCGCCCGGCACCTCCAGTGGACGTGTGAGAATAAGCGTGTCCTGAAGGTAGTTCCCACCCTTGACGTAGAACCTTATCTCGTTCGGATTTGGGTTCATAGCCACTGGGTTCTCGGATAAGCCAACAGCGGTGTCCCAGTACACTTTACACGCCGCCGCGTTGCGTTCATAAGAGTTTTGCCAAATCTTGGACTTCCACAGATATGACTGGTAGGTAACATTCTCAGTAACAATATCGAGCCACTGCACCTCACCATCAGATATTAGAATTACCTCACCTGACCATGGGTCATTGTAGCAATTATCAACCGGCGTATCCTGCCGCAACATAGAAAACGACACCCGGTCAGAAGTCGGGTCAATCACAACCCCTGTGAGGGCACCGGTAACGTCTTCTGTAGCAAACGCGTCAATCTGGAAAGCATCGTCCTGAAACACACCGATCTGGACAGAACCGTAAGCAAAGTACGCCGTACCCAGCCGCGCTGCTCGCAACCTTGGTACTTTGACCAGTCCGTTCCAGTCCCGCTTGCCGATGATGCCTTTGGTTATGTTCTCGGCCAGACCGGGGGTGACCAGCACCAGTCCGTTCGGGGAAGCGTAGAACACACCTTCCGGCCCACTTAGAATGCTGCCACGCGCCATGCACGGCTCGTGGTTCACAAGCTTGTTGACTTCCATGTAATGCGGGTGGACACCCTGCAAACTGACAGGGTAAGCCTCTGTGCAACAAACAATAGTCTGATTGCTTATGCCCATCCCGACAATCGGGTACTCCACTACCAACGTGTATTCAGCAGGCCACGCATGGGGGCGATACGGTTCGCTGAACCATATCTCGGCAAACTGTGTACCACGCCAGCCCACAATGAAGCCGTTCGGGGCTAGTATCCAACCTGACAAGTCTGATGGTGGCCCCGCCCACTGCGTGCTTTCCAATTGCGGGTTCAACGACACTACAGCACTGCTAAGCGTGTCATTGAAAATTACAGTGGGGAGAGTTAGTTCAGTGACAAGATAGAACGCAGCACTGCCTTCCGCAGTTGTCACTGTGCGGTAAATCCGCAGCTTAGTCAGGTTTCGATCAACCCCCATGTCATCCGCAGTAGGCAACGCACAGGTAATCACCCACGGCGAAGCGTCGATCTTGTCGGTATGCTCCGTGCTGGGGCTTGGTGGGCCTTCTTCACCGTAATCGGTAACCCACGTATAAACGTAACTCCGCGTTTCCAGTGTGGAAGACACGCCACCAGACGAGTTTACAATCGGGGCCACACTGGGAGCAGGAACACCGAGCAGCCATGCTGGCTGGGAAGCGTCGATCCGCGCCCTAGTATTGTACTTTGGCGGTTCTTGGGGGGAAACGAAGTAATACCGGTCATACTGATCGTCCACGACCGGTGCCCGGATCACCATCATATCCGGGTCATTAAACTCCATGTACGTGCTACCGTACAGAAAGGACGCATCAGCGTAGGAAGCTGGAAGCCTGTAGGCGAACGACGCCCCGACCCCCAAAGTGTGCAAGGCTTCAGGTTCTGGTAATGGACCGATACTGCCCGGTTTGAGTAGGCAGTTCTGCGCGTACATAGCAGCAGTATCCGGCAAAAGACGTGGGTCTAATGCCGGAACCATCCCTCCAAAGCCCTGCACCTTCCATACGGTCATCTACCCTCCAGCAAGCTGCCTTTCCCGGAGCTTGGTCCTCTCTTCCACAATCACCCTGCCGCGCTCCATTTCAGCCATGGTCTGCTTGGCCCTAGACGGAGCAATCAGCGTGGATGTATGAGGGACTTCCGGGGGCGGTTCCGCCTGCCCTGCAAACGGAGCGGCGCTGTTCTTGGCAAGCCGCGCCAAGTCTTCAGCAGAGGGAACGTAGTCGCCCACTTCCATTCCTTCGACCATCGGCTTGGGCTTGACTTCCGTGATCGTAATGGCCGGATCAGCGGGAGCCACGTTGGTTATTCCACCGGCCTCGGCGGTCTTCGCTACTCGTTTTACTTCAGCCATATCTCACTCCAGAGTGATTATTTCTTGCCGCTGCCGCGAGCCATCTCGGCTTCGGTGCGCTTGCTGGGTTTCGGCTCGGCGTCCACGCGAGCTTCAACCTCGGCTATGAGCGCGGCGTTCGTCGCCGCGAAAGCCGCGTTCTCCGCCGCCTGCTGGGCGCGGGCCTCGGCTAGCGTCTTCGCTGGCCCTACCGGCTCAGCCGGCTCAACGACCTTGTGTGCTTTCGATGCCATTACCGTTTCTCCTTCTTGTGTTTGCCCGTCACAGGGCGCTGACCCGGTTTACGCTGCTTGTTGTAGGTAGCAGCAGCAATCCGCTTAGCCTCAGTATCGGACGCACCCCGACGCTTGAGGCTGTCACGAATTTCCTCGTACTTCTTCGGCACTAAAGCCTCCCAACGACTTCTTGGCGAAACCAGTCGTTGACCAGCATAGGGTTAGCCTGTGGGTCCCACGGAAGCTTGTTGACATCCCACTTGCCTGACTGTGCTATGCCAAGCGTACCCTGCACCTCGCCATGGCTAAGCACAGTTCTCGGGCCTATCGGGATTAAATATCTGCGACAGAGGTCAGCGGCGACCTGCGCCAGCGTCTGCCACTGCTCCTGCGTCATTGGGTACTGACCGGGATTGAACGGACTTTCAACCGCCCCGGCCATCGCACAAACTGCGATGCCGATAGACCGGGTGTTGGCGTTTCTGGTATGAGCGGCGTACCCGTCGCCATCCGAAGTCGAGACGTTGGCAGTGATCGGGTACTTGCCCTTGACCAGATCGCCATTGCCATCAACGAGGATGTGGTAGTGCTCACGGTCGTTCTCACTGGCAACGTAGGCCCCGGCTGTCCAGTGGATGATCACCCGGTCCATAGTGCAATCCGGCATCCAGTCAGCCGGAACAATGCCGCTGCTGTTTGGCAACGCAGGAGCGTTTGCGTTTAGAAGATCGGTTTCAGCACGGAACCACGCCTGTATGGCGTTGCTCGTCTCAGTTCCCCAGTGTCCATCCGCGCCAAACTTGGGCAACGGGAAGCCGTTGTCCATGAGCAAGTTCTGGAAATCTGTCGGTGTCAGGTTCATGTAGCTACCCCACGTATACTAACTTCCGAGTGATAAATGTCGGCTGCAAGTTATTGTGCGCCCCGTCACTACCAGCGGCATCACTCAAGAAGTCGGCCATCGTTGAAGTCACAGTACCAGACGCACTTGCGGTGTGCGTGTGTGCTGAAACTGGCGTACCGGTGAATGTATGGCTATGCGCCGACACAGCGTCACCAGTGAAAGTGTGGGTGTGCGCTGGTACGGCGGTGCCGGTGAAAGTGTGGGTGTGCGCCGGTACGGCGGTGCCGGTCCAAGTATGCGTATGTGAACTGCCAGCAGCACTCGTGAACGAACTAATGTTCACAGTGTGCGTATGGTCGAGAAGGCTACCACCCGAATTGGTATTGGACGCACCTGTAGAAACGGTGTGGGTATGTGATCCACTATTGGAAATGGCACCGGCCAAGTCATGTGTATGGCTGCCACCAGTCGAAGTCACCTTGTCCTGCTCACCTGTGTCGCTGTTTGTAAGACGGACAATGCGGTCCAGATTGCCGCCGCCAGAAGTGGTGTCGCTTGTGTCACCTGAAAAATGATGCGAGTGTGAACCATCAGAAGAAGCGTAAAGTGTATGCGGGTGGGTATGAAGGCCATCAGACTGAGCCGTACCACTGAGCACAGGGATGGGGTGAGTGTGTGCCGCCGCAGCCCCTGCCGCTGACGTTGCCGTCGGTGGCGGGTCGATGCTATGAGTATGCGCCGCCTCCGATCCAATTGAGCCAGCCGGAGTATGCGCCCCATCGCTGCTTAGTGAACCAGCCGGGGTGTGTTCGCCGTTGCTGCTCAACGTGCCGGTTGGAGTAAACCCACCGTTACTACTTATAGAACCAGCCGGGGTAAACCCACCACCGTTGTCAACTGTTACGCTTACAGTAGTCGCACTGCCAGCCGCAGTCGGTGGATGGTTGTTGTGTTGGTGTGTTGCCAATTCCGACACTACCAGCGTATGTGTCTGTGCACCACCAGAATTGCCAAGCACGGCACCGTTCAGTGGGCTAGTCAGACGACTGGCAGCGGAGCCACCCATGGTGTCAAGCCCAGCCGTCACCCGGCCACGCAGATCAGGTACAGTGAACGTCAACAAGTCAGTTGACACACCGTACTGAGCGTTAACCCCGGTGAAAACACCAGACTGACTGCCAGTGAAGTTTATCGCAGCCCCACCCGCCGTTGCGGAAATCTGAAAAGCCGACGCTGAAAAACCTGCTGAAATGATGTAGTAGTCAACGTTTTCCGTGATCCCAGTCGGGAAAGTCGCCACACCGTTCTTCCGGAACTTAACCTTGGAGTTGACCACTAACCCGTGGCTAGTCCAGTTCACCACTCCCGGTGACGAAATAGTGAAGGTAACCGTATCGGATTTGACTAAGTTCTGAAACAAGGTCGGGTATGAAGCTGCTGCTACTGACTGCCCGTAGCACTCAAGAAAATCAGCGGGCGTAGTATGCCCAAGCCAGTCGATGACCATACCGGCAACAAAGAAACCAGTACCGGCAATCGTATGATTGGCGTTCCAGTTGGACGGACGGACCACGGTCGGGTCCGGCCCATCCAGTTTTGGGCTTTGGAACGAATGGGTGATTTGCAGAGCCATCAGGTTACCTGAGTGCTTGAGTTACGTTGCGCGGCAAAGTCAGGGAACTGCCACGCCTGCCCATCAGCCAAGTTGGCTTTGATGTTGTCGGCACGGGCCACACCAATCGCATTGCGGAACCGCCTGCCATGGTACTCAACAAGCGTACCACTGGTGTAGGGCTTGTCCACTTGCGACGCCATTTTCATAATCAACCCGTCAGTCAGCGCAGTAAAGTGCCGCTGCCAAATCCACGCGTCAATCACAGGAAATTCACTACCAACCTCTACCGGGTCGATTGGAGACAGACTGACAGTAGCGGTCACGTTGACATCAGCGTTCAACATTGAGCTTATCTTTAGCTCACCCGGAACGCGCATTGTGCCATTCAGAGAACCTGTCTGCCCAGTTACTTTAAGCGCAATAAGCCGAAGTATCGTCCCTTCGGTCGGGACCAGATCGTAGACCAGATCAGGAGTGTACGTCACCGTGTCGAACGCAATATCTTCCTGCCATATGTCTGTCTCACGGCAAAATTCGTCTACTGCCTCGAACAGCCCCATACGGAGTGCGTCGTCAACCACTCCAGTCAGTCTGGTACGTGCGTTCGCCATGATCCGGGTGATGTAGTCCATTACCCGCCTCCAGCGTTCACATCGACATTACCGGCAGTAAGCTGGGCGACGAAGGCGTTCTGCAAGGCAGCAGCCCGGTCATCTTGGCTACCTTCAGCGTCGCGGAGTTCGATCTGCCCTATGATCCAGTTGAGCAGCCCTTGCCGATACATCACTTCAAACGGCACAGGTGAGGCATTTTCCTGATTAAAATACGGGACCACGCCATCGGTGAGAATGAACAAATCGGCTCGAAGCTGACGCGCCCGCATCAGCCCAAGGTTCAATGCCATCACTATGTCGATGGATGCATAGCGGTAAGCAGGCCCATAGGTGTCCTGAAGGAGCACCCGTGCCTGCTGCACGTAATCCGCAACTGTGTCCAGCGCGTTCGCCATGCCGCCCTCGAATAATCACTCTGGAGTGAGAGGGAGTGCCGGTGAGTGAACCACCACTCCCCCTGCCCCATAGGCGTCAGTGATGCTACGCCTTGGTGACGACGGCCTGTGCGAGAGCAATGCTGTCGAGAATTTTCCACCCGTAGACCTGAAGCCCGCGAAGAAGGTTCGCGAACGACATCTCCGAGCGCATCGTCTCGACGTTGGTCATCTGGCTCGCGAAGGTCAGCCCGTGGGGGTGCCCCGCGTAGATGACCCACTCACCAGCCGCCAGCGCCGGAGGGCCGGTGATCGGTCCCTTCGGGAGCAGGTTGCTGATGTAGATGGTGAAGCGGTCGATCATGCCGAGACGCCCGTTGCGCAGCATGGTCACACTGTCGCCAGTGAGGTACACCTGCCGCATCTCGGACATCTTGATCATGGTCCCGGCCCACGCCGGAAGGATCGCCCACCTGCCGCTCTCGGGGATGTTCTGTTCGTCGAGGACCTGTCCGAGACGAAGGAGAACGTCCACGATTTCGACTTCGCCAACCCCCGGCGACCGAGGAACCACCGCAAGTGGGGTGCTCGTGACGCCGAGATTGACATCCGCCGAGATTGCGCCCGCCGTTGTGCCACGGTTGGCCGACGCACAAGCAGTGAGCATTCCAAGGAGCACGTCGGTGTCGATCTTGATCTTCATCTGCTCCGCAGCGTCGTCCGCCCAGAGAGACAGATTGTTGATATCCGACTGCTTCTCCATCACGTCGTCGAGCGCCGTGTTGAAGTATTTCGCCTTGTCGATGTTGAGTTCCACGAAGTTGCCAGCGGGCCGCTGAACGGCGAGCAGGCCATCTGCAAGATAGTCGTTGATGGTGATCGTCGGCTTGGTGCGGATGATCACCTTGTCGCCGTAGTTCCTGATCTCGCCCTCGTAGTCGGTATTGCTGATCGCGCCGAGGACGGTGGAGTGGTAGAACTTTTCAATGAGTTTCCCAGACCAGATTTCCGGGATGAACCCGGCTGCTGAGAGGCCGTTACCGGACGAACCGGTAGGCCAAATCGGAGGGGTCGTACCCCCTGTTGCGACGCCAAAGGCCATTTTCAGTCCCCATTCCGAGAGTTAACGAACGCGCCCTTCTCTGCCTGCCTTGAAGACTTCCGCTTCGAGCCTCGCCGCCTCTTCAGGCGAGTACATCCCACGGTTCTTGTTGGCGTAGAAAGTAGAGATTTGAGCGCGAGTGATTATTTCACCGCTACCACTGTCGGGGGCCGTGGGGGCTGTGCCCGATGCTGCCGGTCTGCCCGGTGCCGCCAACGATGCAAGGTCAATTCCAGTTCCGTTGCCATTACCCGCTGGGGGAGTGGGTGGGGGCTGTAGTTGACCATTGCCGTTTGCAGGGGCCGGTACACCTTCTTCAGCTAGAAACGCCTTGTAGAACGTCAGTGCTCGGGAGGCATCGCCTCTGGCGACTGCATCGTTCAACAGGTTCTTACGTATAGCACCACTCAGTGGGTCTGTCAAGGAGAGCCACGTGTGGAACTTGGGATGATGGTTGATCTGCCTCCAAGTGTTCAGGTTCTTGTCCAGATAGTCCAGCAGACGCTGGTGGGCGCTGTTGGCACTCTCACGCTCGGCACTGGTCGCCTTTGCAGCAACCGTGTCGATCTTGCCTTGCACTTCCGTGCGCAGGCCAGTCACCCGCTGGTCAAGCACAGGCTCGACGACATCCAGCGCCGCCTTCTGCACGACCTTGATCAAGTCCTCGCCGTACTCTTTCACATCCTCGTCAGTGAGACGTTTGGTGCGGCGCTGTGGGGCGGGCTGTGGCGCTGGCTGTCTGGGTGCCTGCAAGCCAGCCACGAGCGTTTCGAGACTTGTCAGCCGGGTGTTGGCGTTGGCAAGCTGGCCAGCCTGCTGGTCGAAACGACCTTTCAACGACGTGTAACGGTGCTTCCAGTCCTCCGCTGTCTCCGGGGGCGGTACAGGAGCAGGCGGTGGCTGTGGGGGCGTAGCGGCCACCGGGGGCGGCGCTGGCGGGGACGGCGCTGGCGGGGGCGTAGCGGCCACTGGCGGAGGCGTAGCGCCGTTCTGGGGAGGCGCGGCCTCACCCGTGCTGTACGCCTGCTTGTGAATAGCTTCAGAACGCTCGGACGCAGCTTTCACGCCACGCGGAATGACGACGTTCGTGTCAATCGGGGCCTGCCCACCAGAACTCATATGACTTTCTGCCCATTGTTTGGCGGGGAACTTGCCATCCGCCTTCTGTCTACACGCTCCACGATATCCCGGCAGTGCCGGATTGTCGTGTTGATAACCTCAATGGCCTGCACCTTGCCCTGTGACCTCGGAAGCTGTTCACCTGATGCTGCGACCAACTCGTTGTAGAACTGTTCGTGGTATCCCTGCAAAGCGTTCCACAACTCGACTTGCATGTGGGGGGAAAGGCCCGCCACGAACCGCGCGAGCCTTTCTTCCGCTTTGACCTGTTCCGCCATTATCACCCCAGAGTGATTAGGCGGGCTTGGCCGGTGCCGCCGACTGCTTGCCGACCATGCAACCGCGCCCACCGGACGCCCACTTGCCGCCGCTGCCAGAGATGTCGTGCGCCGTAGTGCCCGGCTTCTGCGGGCCTGCGTGCTGCTGTCCAACCATAGAATTACCGCCGCCCTTGGCGAACGTGGGCGAACTGCGGTTCTTGCTCTTACCCTTCATGACCAAAGTCCTCTCTTCCGGTTGCTTCAGAACTTCCCCCGCGTAGATCGGCGGGTACACTACGCGGTAATCGCCAGTGTCTTCGTTGCGCTGGAGCGGCCCAGCAGATCGGTGACCTGAACGTCATGATCCGCGATGGTGTAGTTGGCAACGGTCACGACCGTAGTCAGCACCGTGGAACTGACGAAAGTGTGCGCCACGTCCTCATTGTCAAGCAAAAGCGGCATGGTTGTCTCCTGTTGCTATGACCCTACCGTGTCAGCACGTGGCTGCTCGCTCGGTTGCGCTTGTGGTTGCTGCTGGGCTGGCTGCGCGGGACTGGGCGGTGCCTGCCCCTGTGCGTCCAGCGCCCTCGATTTTTCGTCGGCACGGGCTGCCGGTGTCTGGGCCTGCGCCGCCGCTGCCTGCTGAGCCTGCGCGAACATTTGCTGCTCGATGGCTTCAGCCGTGGGAACAATGTTTTCGCCGTCCAGTCCGATGTTGCTGCTGACCGCCCTAAGCAGGCTCGCACGACCCGGAACACCGATGATCTGGGCGTCAACCGGGTTCTGTGTGATCTGCATGAACTCAAGCTGGCGTACCCGCTCGGTTTCCTTCTGGATGGCGACGCTGACACCCTTCACCTGAACGTTCTCGTCACCAAGCAGCAGACCTTCCTTGTCGGTCAGCATCAGCATGTCGAACAGCGAGTACAGTAGCTGCTCAAAGATATCCCGGTCGATATTCGCCGCAACCGTCTGGAGTATCTTCGCGGCGTTGTTCATGAGCATGGCAAGACCAGACGATGTGCGTCCAGCACCGCTGCCCATGCCCTGCCCGGCCATGTACTTCGGGATGGCAGACAGATCGTCAGCCATTGCGTTGAGCGACTGATAGACGCCCAGAAGCTCCTGCGCGTTGCTCTGCGGGTTGAAGAACGATATCGGGGGCTGGGAGTTGCTGTTGCCCACGGGGTCGCTGTTCACGTGCCAGCGTTTCCACGGGTATAGCTGCTCACCGTTCTCGCCGGGGGCCAACCGGTCGTCCATGACGACCACTTGCGGACCAGACGCGATGCTCATGTTGTTGACGAGCGCCCGCAGGGTGGCTGCTGCGGTTTCCTCAATGTCCGACAGGATATCCGGGAGGCCGTTCCCTACAGGCGTTCCCGGTACTTTCTCGAACGAAGTTATGAAATAGGGATGCCGCTGCCGGGGGCTGGGGATCAACTGGCACTTGATCACCCAGCGTCCAATCTTCCAAAGTTCCACTTTGAAGTCCCGAAGCGGGTCCGCGACGATGGCCGGGTCGTCCATGCCGTAGTCCAAGAGCATCTTGCCTTGGATGTTCCCGGTGAACCGCATGGTGTTCATCATGCCCGAACGGTTCCAGCGCGGGTTCTCGCGGTTCTCGAACAGCGCCCGCTCCGTGTCGGTGTAGTCCCAGTCGTCAGCTATGCCCCCCGCCCCGTATTCATCCAGAACACCCCTCACAGCCTCCTGTTTGTAGCCGGGAAGGTCGAGACAGTCGTTGAGTTCGGCGCGGGTAATCCTGCCGCGCTCGATCACGTCAGCCTGCTCGATGCTTGACGCCCCCGGCGTCCAGTACAGGTCGAACGGGGAAACCCGATACCAGAACAGCTTCGGCTGCTGGGTCACCTGTGCGGTTCCGTTCATAAACCGCACCTGCGGGACCACCCGCACTTCCGGCCCCTTGATGCAGGCGAACGGGAACAGCGGTAGATCGACCAGAAACTCGGAGAGGGCGGTGTACAGGCCCCCTTCCACGAAGATTTCCTCGATCTTCTCTTCAGTCAGCTTGGCCCGCCGCTTGGCGTTGACCTTCTCGGCCTCCCGCGCCGCCAAGAACAGGTTGCTGGCTCGCGACCGCGCCGCCGACTGGTCCACCGGCTGGCCTGCCTGTGCCAGCTTGGTGATTTCCATTATGACAAGCTGCTGGATAGCTTGCTGGATTTCAACCGGTACATCGGGGTCAGCCGGGGGCGCAATCCCCCAAGCCCGCTCCGATGACAGGTACACGTCTCTGAGCAGGGACGTGGCTCCGCGACATTTCATCGCGATTATGCGGGGGTAGACTTCACTGCCGCCGAACTGGCGTATCGCTGCCAGTTTAGCACCATCGTACTGACCGTTGAAGGTCCGAAGCGCCGATAACAGCCTATTGGCCCAGCCAGCGTTCGTTGTGCGGTGGTTAGCGAAAATTTCATATTGAGTGCCGACGTATGACGACAGGTCAGTCATAACCGGGTCGTTCACGACGGCATCGCGCTTCTTGCGTTCAGCCTCGGCACGGTCCCGTTCATCGTACATCTGGGAGAGGGCCGTGCCTCCAATCACGCGCAGTGCGGGGCGCGTTGGATGCGTCGAGACAGTGGTCGGGATCGCTTCGATCATGCCTGATTTGACGCGTGGACAGGATTGGGGTACACTAGGGATAGCACTATTTTAGCCACCTGTCAATAGGTGTACCATGAATGCCATCGCACCCCTAGACTTAGGGCGGGATATCAACGTGGTCAAGCTTGCCCGTGAGGTGGCAATCGACCACTACCCCATCGCGGATATCCTAGCCCGATACCAGATCACCGAAGAGGTCTGGGACCAGCTTCAGGAGTGGCCCCGATTCAAGGAGCTTGTGGAAACCGAGCGCCAGAACTGGCATTCAGCCACGAACACCAACACCCGTATCCGCCTCAAGTCGGCAACGCTGATCGAAGAATGGCTTGAAGAAGGCTATAAGCTGCTGCACAGCACCAATGAAAGTTTCTCGAACAAGAACGAACTGATCAAGCTGCTGGGCAAGTTCTCCGGCCTCGAAGCACAGGAGAAGGTGATTGGCGACATTGCCGGAAGGGTCACCATCAACATCAAGATCGGTGAGACGAACGTCGGGTATGACGGCGACGCACAAGTCATTGAGCAGGAGGTGCTTCAGGAAAGCGATCCTGATGTGATCGACTTCGACTGGGAGGAAGAGTTCGCCCCGAACCCGACCGCCGACGCGTTTGAGTTTTTTGAGGAAGTAGTCACTTCGGAGTGATAAATCGTGGATGACATCAAGATCGAGTACGAGGCCAGCCCGACCTGCTCGCGGTTCATGAACAGTGAGGCGTTCGGACGGCTGATCGCCGGTCCAGTTGGTAGCGGCAAGACACTGGCCTGCATTTTTGAGTTGCTTCGCAGGGCCTGCAATCAGGAAAAAGCCCCCGATGGCTACCGGTACACCCGGTTCGCAATTGTCCGTCAAACGCTGAAACAGCTTCGCGAGACAGTTTTGAAGGACATTTTGCAAGGTCTGCGCGGAATTTGCCAATACAAGGTCACAGAACACACGATTTTCGTCACTTTCGGGGACGTGCGCTCCGAGTGGCTGATGATCCCTCTGGAGAACGTTGACGACCAGCGGCGACTGTTATCCTCGCAATTAACAGGGACGTGGATAAACGAGTGCATCGAAATCGACCTGTCCCTGATCGACCCGCTCAGCGGGCGCTGCGGACGCTTCCCCGGCCCCAAACTGGGCGGCTGCACGTGGAAGGGAGTGATCGCAGACACCAACTTTCCGGAAGAAGGCTCGGACTGGTACAATTTCATGGAGGTCGCTACACCGGAAGACTGGGCGATGTACTACCAGCCCGGTGGTTTGACCCCGGAAGCCGAAAACCTCAACTGGCTGAACCAGAACCCCGCTACACTCGCACTGCCTTTCAATGATCCGGAGCGAGTTGCCCAAGGCCGGAAGTATTACGAAAAGCTGGCCAGCGGTTCGATCAACCAGAACTGGGTGAAACGCTACGTCCACGCACTTTTTGGCGACGATCCTGCCGGAATGGCTGTCTTCAGAGACAGTTTCGTTAAATCGTTTCACGTGAAACCGGAACTTTGGCCCGCTCCGGGGCATTTTCTGCTTATCGGACAGGACTTTGGCCGCGATCCATGGTCGATCATCTGCCAACCCAACCATAAAGGGCAATTGCTGGTGCTTGGAGAAGTACCAGCCGAAAATATCGGTCTGGAGAAACACATCCAGACGGCACTGCGGCCACTACTGACCAGTGACCGCTACCGTGCCCACACCAAGGCCATCGTCGGTGACCCTGCCGGTATCGCCAAGTCGTCGCTATACGAGGAAACCAGCTTCGATCTGCTCAAACGGAACGGGTTCGACGCATTCCCCGCGCCCACAAACGATGTTGACGCACGGCTTCGCGCTTGCGAGACGTGGTTCCTCGAACAGCGCGGCGGAGAAGCCGCGATTTTGATCGACGGCTCAAGGTGCCCCAAATTGGTACGTGCTTTATCTGGCGGCTATAAGTTCGCGAAAACCCGAGACGGTAGGCGTAAGCCTCTTCCAGAGAAAGATGAACACAGTCACCCCGCAGACGCGCTGCAATACGCCTGTCTGGCTGCTCTGGGCGGTCAGCAGACACAGTTCATTGCTCGCCGGATTGGCTCACAACGGAACCCTGTGGCTCGGCAGGCTCCACCGGTATCGGCGTGGACATAGCGTTCAGGTCCTGCTCGATCACCTCCCGCACGCTGGAGAAGTAAGTCACCATCTGCTCGACGGTGAAGTCCCGGAACCCGTCCGGCACCCCCTGCTCGATCCGCACGTAAATCCGCTGGGCATCAGTCTCCAGCGGAACCACCGGCAGGTCACTCACCAGCATCGTCAGGTAGATCATATCACTTCCCCCCAGTCGGTCGCCAGCATGTCTGTCTGCGACGCCAGCCACGGCACGCTGTCGCCGGTCCCGGTGCACATGAAAATGTAGGGTAAGGTCATGTCGCTACCAATACCGGGCTTCATGATCGCCAGCCACATGTTCTTGCCGTTCCACCCGGCGCGGGTAACCTTGCCACCGTCCTCCATACGCCGGATCGCCCATCCAAAGCCGTTCATGTTCCTCTCCTGTTAAGCCACGCCCACCATCTTTTGGGCGATCATGGTAAGCAGACCAACAGACGTAACCGGGTCGGGTGCCGACGCACGGAACTTGGTGGTTTTCACCCCCGGCTTGTCGTCGCTTTCCGACCAGCACACGACCAGCGCCTCCGGCTTGATCTCCCCGCTGTCGATCAGGCGCAGCACGTGGATCATCGCTTCGCGCGGCGTCCACAACGCACCGTTCCCAGCGTCCTCGCTGCGGCGCTCACCGATTGACTGCGGGTGGTCCTTGAAGTTTTCGGGGGCTGCCCCAGCAGCACCCCACCCCCCAGTGCTCAGTACCGCCACCGCCACCACCTCCGGGTGATCCTTGAAGTTTTCGTCCGACATCGCTCTTTTCTCCGGGGCTACCCCAGTGCGGCGCGAACCGCCGCGTCCTTGGCCTCAAGCAGCTTGCGCAGGGCGACGGTGCGCTCCGGGTTGCGCGGCGTGTTGTCGATGATGAACTTCGCCAACACGGCGTGTTCCTTACTGATGTGCAACAACGGATACTTCAGGTGCGCGAAGCTGAAATACTTGAGGACCGGATCAAGCTTGATTTCCTCGTCGGTGAACATATCGCCCCTCCTAGTCGGGCAGCTTGGGGTTGTTGGTTTCCCTCCAGATACGCATCTGCTTGGCGAGGAATTTGGCCGCTTCGACCTTTTCCTGCTCCACCCCGAACGCAATACCCGCCGCGATCCACAACTCCACCATAGCCGGGGCCAGCAGGTCCTTCGCCCGCAGTATGAACACCGGCTCGTCCGGCTTGCACCGGTTGAGGATGCTCTTGCCTTCCTTCACCAAGTCAAGTTCGTCCCTTGCAAGTCCCATTTGTCACTCCGGAGTTATATTCAGACCTTGAGCTTGGGGTCCAGCGGGTCGAACGGTGGCAAAACCCCCCACGAAATGCTGTCCCCCGCTGCCACCACCGGGTCGTTCACCCACACCACCGTGACCACGTGCACCTTGCCGGAAAACAGCAGCCTGAACCGGCTCCGCAGGTTGAACCACAGGACGACCTCGGTCTTGATGGCACCGTTGGGCCGGGCGTACAGACCGGGCGACACCTCCCGGATCATGCTGTCGGGCGGGGTGAAGTCGATCAGGGCGACGCGCTTGAAGCCAAGCGTGACCACCACCCAGTCATGTGCCGCCTTGAGATAAGCTTGCATGGCTACCGCTTGTTCTACGGTTTGGGTATGTGCAACACCCGGAGGGGTAACAGCCCTCCGGGTGCGCGGCCCTCCGGGCGCTCCTAGAGCACCTGCCTGCTCGGGCTGCTCCGGGAGGGCTATGCCGTCTCCGGTGGCTCCGGTGGACGCATCTCGTCAAGTGGGGCATCGGTGACGACGCCACCGGGCGGAAGCTCCGGTGGATACCCCTCCATCGGGGTCTGCGGCGTGTCTTCAAATGGAAGTTCTGGCTGCCCGTCTGGCGGAACCGGGTGGGGGGAACCCGGATTGCCGCTGTTCGGCATGATCGAGGCACCGGGCGGCGGTGTGTTTGGGTCAAATTTCTCCGGGTCACCGGGATTGCTGGTATCGTGCTGCACCATCGTGCTCTCCTTGGTTGGCGGCTTCATCCGGTTCTGTATGTCGCCGGGGTTTGGCGACATCTTGCTGTAGTCACGCCTCTGCATTTGTCACTCCAAAGTTAGTTTGGGGTTAGTTCACACTACCCGACACGGGCGTTTCGGGCGTTTCCGGGGGCGTGTCAGGCGTGTTCAGGAACTCGCCCTGCAAGGTGCACGCCACGTGTATCTCCGGGGCGAAGCTTGGCAGGCGCACCGTGCGCCACTGCATATCGGCCCCGGCTGCACTGTCCCAGTCAGCCTCCTTGATGCGCATGGTGCCCCCCAACTTGGCGACGGCGAGGATGGCAATGCGCTGGACCACCTTCAGTTGCTCGTTGACGCGCTCGATGTAGGCAGCCTGCTCGGCGTTGCGTCGCCGCAGCACGTCTTTACTGACGTTATCGCCGGGAGCGTTATTGTTCAAGTGCTCGGCTTCCATGTTTTCACCCTTGTTTCCGGGATTGGCTCGTCTGGCAGGTCGGCACGCACGACCACGACATCGGGGGTGAGCGTGTCCAGATAGTCCTTGTCCACGCCAATGCGCTCCAGCCGCTTAACCTGCCAGTCCTCCAGCGTGTCGCTCGGCAACACACGCCGGTTCAGCCGCTGCTCGACCGCAGTGGGGAGATGGCTGGGCCTGACCGGCTCCGTGGCCTTGCGGCGGGGGATTACTGCTGACATGATTGCACGGTTGTACAACAGGTGGCTGGGGTTGTCAATGTTTGGGCGGGCGACCAGACGGACCAAGCGGCTTCGCGAACTCTTCTAGGGTCATGGTGTTCACGCCGCGTTTGCGCAAGTCGTGCAGCTTCTGCTTCACTGTACCTATACGCAAATTGAGTGCTGCGGCTACTTGTTTGTAGGTCATGACGGTACCGTTGGCGTCGGTTATGGTAGACCGTGCGGCTGGACTGGGTGTTGTACGGGGGGCACGGGGCGGACGGGAGGCACGTTCACCACGTGTGAAATATGCATTCATGAGCTTGTCAGGCTGTTGCGCCATGATCTTGGCGATGGCCTGCTTCTCCATTTCACAAAGTTTCTGAGGGGCAATTCCTTCTTCCTCGTGTATTACAATAAACCGCCAGTCGGCTGGGTTGCGGGTATATGGCTCCATTCCCTCGGGGAAAAGTTGCGGGCTGTTCCTGTTCAGCGCGGATTGCCACGTCGCAAATCGGGCGTAGAGATTTTTTGTGGCCTCGATGAAAATCATCCCGGCGACCATGTTCTTCAAGGCGTAGAGGCCGGGTATTCGGGGCGGGGCTTCCAGCGTGTACTGTAGTTTGTACTCGTCCATTTGTTTTTCCAGAATTTTTCTTGTAATTTTTTATAACACATTCTTTTAGGGGTGTCAAGGGGGGTACTTCGATTTTCTTGGCTTAGGGGTTTCACGAACACCGAAACCGGCCCCCCACCCGCCACCCGTCAGGCCATTAGGCCCGGCCTCCCTTCGATTGTCACTCCAGAGTGATCACGCCGCCATGCCGTTCTAGCCTAAGGATAATGAGGGACGCGCGTTTAGTGGCGTGAGCCTATACCGTTTCCCTGCATACGGCGCGGCGATTGGTGCTATGGACTAAGCAATCGGGCATCGCCTTAACGGCATGTAAGACCCTTAACGTATCGCAGCGCACGTCGGATGACGCCGCACGCGATTAGAACGGATTGCACTAGGCTGGCAAGGTAGCAAGCGCCACATGCGCAAGCGCCGTTGCCATGGAAAGCGTGGAACAAATCGGCGGTAGACCGTTACCGACAAAGCCAATGGGGCCGTGACACTGTGCGAGTGCGAAGCACATAAATCGGCGTAAGCTTTGTTGAAACGAGATTGCGGGAAACGAGTGCGAAACGTGTTTAGTGGCGCGAGCCTATACCGTTTCTCAAGGCGACCCAAGGTTTCAAAAGGATAACGCGAACGGGCCGTAGGCTTCGACGTTAACAGGTTTTGCCCGATAAATTCGGACGGGGGAACCTGATCGCCATGGTGCTAGTTGAATACAATGGGCAAACCGTCCTGCGACGACGGAAGAGTGAATAGCTCCCCTATACCATCCAGATTTCCGTCGAGTTAGGCCGCGGATACGAAAAAGTAGACCTGACATGGATCGAGGGTAGATTAGGGCGGATGATAAAGCCCCGCTCGCCTTGGCAGTAGATAAAGCCCCGCTCGCCTTGGCAGTAAGGACCTGCATAGGCAGTCGAGAGTATGATCCATTGCGAACCTCATGGGAAGCAAATGCGCCAATCGTTACGCGATAGCGTTAGATCGGGCCGCATACCAGCGCTGGTGGAAAGGCTAGGAGGCATAGGCACTGAAACGGGTCGTTCCCGTCACGTGCCGGAGCTAAAAATTCCGAGCCGCTAGGAACGGCAGGGCCGTCGTCGCAGTAAGGACCTGCAACGACGGAAGAGTGAATAGCTAGGCCGCGCGATGGAAACGTCGCGCGGCCTAGAATTATAAACGCGGAGTGATTATCCATGAGCAAGTCTAAAGGACCGGTTGCCCTCTTGGCCGAAAAGGCTAAGCGTCTAGGTTCACAGCATGTGCACGGCAGCTACAATAGATGGGCGGTTGAGCCTATCGAATTGAACCGCCGTGACGGCGGCAGCATGATGCTTGAGCCGTCAAAGGCTGGAGCGCTTGAACTCCAAGCGATCTACAACCAGTACGTGAGTGTGTACGACAAGTGCAACACAATCAGGCGTCGCAAGACATACTACCGTCGTCCTCGGCACACCATGATGCTGCTAAATGACATGCGCAAAGCGCCTGAAACCAAACGTTCCGTAGCAGAATTGGCGATGCGGAGCGAGTGATTACGTGATGCAACCCTGATATAGACCGATCTAATCGTTCTATATCAGGGTTGAAATTGCAGATGTCGCAAATCCCCCCTCCCCCTCCGGAAACGGCAGCAGTCCGCCATTTCTCCGGCAGTGCTCCGCTTGAGCCAACCATCTAATTATACTAACTATCTAAGAAAATAGAGTAAGGCTACGTGCGAGATTTTC